CCGAGTTCTCGGTCCGGGCGTCGATCGCGCGGCAATTGATTCAACAGGGCTCGGCGCGTGCTGCGTACGAAACGAAAGTGATAACGCCGATCGCGTCGGGGGTGTCGGCCGAGTCGGCCGGTTGCTTTCGCGGGATCTCCTACCGTGACGTGTCTCTGTCTGACGCGGGATCGTCCGGAGTGGCTACCGCGGGCGATCGAGAATTTTCAGGCTCAGACATTCGAGTCTCGCGAGCTCGTGATAGTGGCAAGCGGCGCGGACGTGCGGCGGCTGATGCCGTCGGATCCGCGGATTAGATATTTCCATCTCGCCGGCCGGCCGTTGATTGGACCGGCGCGAAATTTTGGATGCGAGCAGGCTCGGGGGGCGATCGTCGCGCATTGGGACGATGACGATTTCTCGGCGCCCGGCCGGCTGGTCGATCAAGTCGAGCGGCTCGAGGGCTCGGGCAAAGCGGTGACGGGATACCGCACGATGCGATTTACCGACGGCGCGGGCTGGTGGCTGTATCAGGGCCGGCCGCAATATGTGCTCGGGACTTCGCTTGTATACCGGCTGGATTGGTGGCGATCGAATCGGTTTCGGCCGCTGCAGGTTGGTGAAGATTTTTACTTCGTGAAGGCCGCGGCGGCGGCCGATGAGCTCGCGATCGCCGATGCGGGCGAGCTGATGCACGCAACGATACACGCGCGGAACACTTCGCCTCGGGCTCTCAATGGCTCGGCGTGGTCGCGGGTGGCCTGAAGAAACATAACAATATGCCTCGATTAAATTCCGGCGTGCAAGGCTCGCCGATTGTGACAACCGTATTGCCGAAAGATCGCTTGACCAATGGCGTCGCGGGCTCTCCTGTGTTCGTGGGTCCGGTTGGCTCGGGTGTGCGGCGCTCGCCTGGCGTAGCGGGCTCGCCGCGGCTGTTCTCCGCTACTTGGTACTTGGATACGAACGACGGCAACGACGGCAACCCGGGGACGGCTCCGGAGTCGCCTGTTAAGACTTGGGGCTCGTTGAGTGGGAAGGGACTAAAAACCGGCCACACGATCAAGGTCAAGAACAATTCTGTCGTGCCTCTAGCGACTATGTACGCTGATGGGCTGATCATCGAAGCTTACGGCGATACAGGGGCAGCGCCGGTTATCGAGTCGATCGACGAGAACGGCTTTACTGAACCTACGGTAGCTGAAACGGTCACGGTGCAAGCTCCCGGAATACCAACAAGCGGACTTGTTGCCGCATGGGATCTTACGGGCTATAGCGCTGTGCAGCAAAGTATCGCAGGTGCTCACGGCACATCGTACGCGCTGCAATCCGGATCTACTTCGGGTGTGGACGGAGACGATCCGATCTCCGTCACAACCGCGGGAATGCAACTGACGGATTCAGGCGCGAATGATTTCCTGACCGCGCCTACCGTGCCGGACACAGATTTACTAGGCGCTATTTCGCTTGTCGTTGTGATGGCGACCAATGGTTCCACCAATGGCCCAATTATCAGTAAAGCCGAGCGAACGCTCGGAGAGCTGACGCCAACTCCGTTTGCATTCATGCTCGATGTTTCAGGGAATCTCTACGTAGAACGCGGCGGTTCGGGCGCACGGCTTTTCACCGGACCCGCTACAGTGGCGACGGCGGATGCATTCAGGATGTACTCCGTAGTCTGCCCGAGCGGAATACAGAACGCGCCATCATTCTTTGTCGGGACCACTAAGACAACAGGGACGGATACCGCAGGAACCGGGACAGGCTCGGCTTCCGGCACATCGAATCCTTTCCGTGTTGGAGTCGCGCCTGTGTTTACCGCGAACAACGGTACGACTCGTTATTCCTACATCTTTGTGTACTCGCGTGCTCTTTCCGATGCTGAGATATCGAACATCTATGCGGTTATGCAAACGCATATGCAAGCCGTAGCGGTGACACTTCCCTAATGAGGCGAATTGGGTCTTAGGCGAAACAAGGACTCTTTACTGTATGAGATTTATGAAATGTTGAAGCTTAACTTGGGCTGCTGCGATCGTCGTTTAGATGGTTTTATTGGGGTCGACGTGGTCGCCGGTCCGTTTGTTGACGTGGTCGCCGATCTTCGAAATCGCTGGCCATGGGAAGATTCCGCGGTCGACGAAGTTCGGGCACACGACGTATTCGAGCATCTGCCGAATCGCATAGAGACGATGAACGAATTGCATCGCGTGTTGAAGCCTGGCGGGCGGGCAACGGTGGAAGTTCCCTCGGCCGCGCAAGGGGCCGGCTTCGCGCAGGATCCGACACACGTTTCGACCTGGTGCATGAATTCGTTTCAGTACTTCCGTGAGGGATCCTTCGCGCATCAGCGGTTGGCCGGCTTCTACGGGATCACGGCTCGCTTCAAGGTTCTGAGCCTGACGGCTCGGACGTACAAAGACGAGTACGAAGACGTCGTCAAAATAACGGCCGTACTCGAGGCGGTGAAGTCTTGAAACTGTCGGTGATCATCCTCTCGAAAGAGGTATCGAACCTGCTGCCGTGCATCGAGGCGGTTCGCCGGCATGAGCCTGAAGCCGAGATTATTGTCGTCGACGACGGGCTCGCGTCTCGACCTGAGTCGCAAGGGTTCCGTAATCCGGGTTTTCTAACCCGCTTTGTCAACGGCGTGAAGCCGTTCGTGTACGCGCGAAACGTCAATGTTGGATTACAAGAGGCCTACCGGCATACGGTCGAGTACGAAACGTTTCAATCGCTCGGAATGCCACGGGGGCGGGTAATTATCTCCGACGAAAACCCGGACGGGGTCGTGCTGCTGAATGACGACGCGATTCTCGAGTCTCCGGGCGGGTTCTCTTTGCTCGCCGAGGCCGCGGCAGCCGACAAGTCGCTCGGGATGGTGGGCGGCACTACGAATGTGACGGGAAACCGCAATCAGAAGCGGCAAGCGGTCGGCCTGCGCGATGAACCGCGCATGATCACGTTTCTGTGCGTGTACATTCCGCGTAGCACGCTCGAGCTGTGCGGCGGGCTCGATGAGCGCTATGTCGGGTACGGATGCGATGACGATGATTATTCGTTTACCGTGCGGGCGCATGGGTTGAAACTGGCGGTGCACGATGGCTGCTATGTGGATCACGGACGGTTAAAGAGCTCGTATCGTGGGGCGCCCGGCGCGTGCGCTGACTATCGGCCGAATTTGCAGCGGTTTATTAAAAAGTGGGGCTGTGACAATTGGGGCCGGCCGGACGGGGCGCGGTTGGCGCATTGAAGCTTTTCATTTCTCCACATAACGATGACGAGACGCTTTTCGGGGCCTTCACGCTGTTGCGGGAACGGCCGTTAGTCGCGGTTGTCTTCGATTCGTTCGTGCAAGAGCGACGAGGATACGGCATTACGGCCGCGGCGCGGCGGGCCGAGACTCGAGCGGCGTGTGAGGTCCTGGGGGTGAGCTGCGGCTTCCTCGGGTTGCGGGACGATTCGCCGGATTGGCGCGCGGTGCGGTGGGCGCTTGCTGAATACAAGCGTTCGGGCGTGACCGAAGTATGGGCGCCGGCTGTCGAGCGTGACGGGCATTTGCAGCATAACGAAGTGGGCGCGATCGCCGGCGAGTTGTTTCCGCGGGTGACGTACTACCTGACTTACACTCGGACCGGCGGCAAGTCGACGGCGGGCCGGCTGGTACCGTTCGAGAATGCGTGGATCGGCATAAAGCTGCGCGCGCTGGCCGAGTATCGCTCACAGATAGGGCATGCGTCGACGGCCGAGCATTTCATTCGTGATCAACGCGAATATGTGGAATAACGACACGATTCGGGATCTCGAGCGGCGCTCGATCCGGTCTTTCGTCGCGCAACACAAGCAGTGTTTGAAGGGCCGCGTTTTGGATTTTGGGGCCGGCACGCCGACGACTTGCAGGACTCCGCAACCTTACCGCGACTTGGTCGAGGGCGAGTATGTTGCTTACGACGTCGATAGTCCTAGCGTGTGGGGGCCTTGGGACGCAATTTTGTGCACGCAAGTAGTGCAGTACATTCCGGACGTTCCAAAGTTGTTATCTCGGTTTGAAGCGCAGCTCGTAGCGGGCGGATATCTGGTGATGACGTATCCGACGAATTGGGCCGAGGTCGAGGGCTCGGACTTGTGGCGGTTTACGCGGGCCGGAATGGAACGGCTTTTGCACGATGCAGAGCTTGAGGTCCTCCACCATGAGCGGCGGGCCGAGGTGACGCTCGGCGGCTTCGCTTTTGCGCTCGGTTACGGTGTGGTCGCGAAAAAGGCCGGTTTGTGAGGGTTTCGGCTGTGGTGGTGACGCGCGGAGACGTGGACCTTTCGCCGGTTGTCTCGACTCTCTTGCACTTTGACGAGGTGATCGTTTGGGATAACTCCAAACGGCGCGACGTGTCGGTCTATGGGCGTTTTCTTGGCGCGGCCGAGGCGCGTAACGAAGTTGTCTACGTGCAAGATGACGATTGTCTAGTCGACTCGGCCGCGGTAGTCGCGGAGTATCGGCCGGGGGTCGTTTCTTCGAATGTGCCGATGGCGCGGCGGGCCTTCTACTCTGACGGGGTGACGCTTATCGGTTGGGGCGCAATCTTTGATCGTGCGATCGCCTGGGATGCGTTCGGGCGGTACTGGGAGCGCTTCGCGGCCGATGGCTTCTTTCAGAGGGAATGTGATCGCATCTTCACCGGGCTGTCCAAGTGTCGCAATTTCGAGGCGGGTCTCGAGCATCTCGAGTATGCCTCCGGATCCGATCGCATGGGCGCGGAAAAGCGGCATTTGTCGGACTTGGCGGAAGTACGGGGCCGGCTGAGGGCTATCCGATGATTGACATTTTGTTTTTGACGCACGGGCGCACGGAGTTTATGCGTGAGAGTCTCGCGGCACTGCTGGCTAATACGGATTGGACGAAGGTCCGACGGCTGGTGATGTATGACGAAGCGGTGGCCGGCCTCGGTGGTCCTGTGGCGGTCATGAATCACTACTTGAAAAGCGGCAACGTGACGCCGATCTTCGCCAAGATCGACGATGACACGATGGTACCTCCGGGCTGGTTGGGCGAATGCCTGCAAGTGATGGAGGAAAACCCGAAACTCGATCTACTTGGGATCGAGGCGCATTATCCGGTCGTTGCCGGCGTGGCGCCGCGGAGTTACAAGCCGGCGCAGTTTATCGGCGGCATAGGGTTGATGCGCTCGAGTTGCTTCCGGTCGCTTCCGCGGGCGCAGGGGCGGTTTGGCTTCACGGCTTGGCAGGATACTAACGCGCAAGTTGTAAAGGGCTGGATTTCGCCGGCGCTGCCGGTCTTTCTGCTCGACCGTATACCGTTCGCGCCATGGGCCGAGCATTCTCGAGAGTACGTTCGGCAAGGGCTTCAAAGAGATTGGCCGGCGTATGATCCCGCGGTCGACGGCGATAAGTGGGCATGGTGGCGGCCGTGAAAGTTGTTGGCATGATGCGCTTGCGCAATGAGGCGCGATGGATTGAACGTGTCCTCGAGTCGATCCGGGGCGTATGTTCCGAGGTGCATGTCCTCGACGATCACTCGACTGACGGCACGGGCGATTTGTGCCGGGGCGCGGGGGCGATCGTCCACAATACGCCTTTTGCGGTTGGCCTAAACGAAACGCGCGACAAGAATTTTCTACTCGACCAGGTGCGCAAGAGTGCGCCGGAGTGGGTGTTGCATATCGACGGAGACGAAGAGCTCGCGGCCGATGGGCCGGCGCGTATTGCCGAGCTGGTGCGCGATCCCGCGGCGGTCTGCTATCACTTCCGAGTGCTGTATTTGTGGGACTCTCCCGAGCAATATCGGCGGGATGGCGTGTATGGGCGTTTTCGTCGTGAGTCGCTTTTCCGGCTGACTCGTGACCGTTTCTCGAGTACGCCAAACGGCGGAAACTTTCATTGCGGAAATTCGCCGCGGGAACTGCGGCGGCGATCGATTATTTCCGACGTTCGCCTATTGCATTACGGCTACATGGACGCGGCCGATCGAATTCGAAAGTATGGCTGGTATAACTCGCATGATCCGCGCAACGCTGCCGAGGATGGTTATCGACACATGGTGATCGGCGACGTGTTTCCTGCTGAGTCTGTCTTCCGGTTTGGCGGGCCTCTTGATTTGGCGCCCGTTTCAAGTTATCCCTCTGCGCTTTCTATCGCCGCATAAGTTTCTCGAAGTCTCAAAAGAAAAAAATGGTTACGTACGGTTCGCTCAATTTGACCGAGGGCGCGTCGCCCGCTGCGACGTTCAACGAAGTGCTGTCGCTCGAGGCGGTTAAGAAGTTCTTGAATCTGCCGGAACGCTCGCCGATTGATGAGCTGGAGGACGCGGAACTCGAGGCGTTCATTATTGCGGCTCGCGATACCGCCGAGGGTGCGCAAGGGCGCGACTTGGTGCCGAAACAATACGATCTGTCTCTCGACTGCTTTCTGTCTTGCACGATCGCGCTCCGCGATCCGCTGGTGTCTGTCGACTTGGTGCGGTACCGCGATTCGGCCGGCGACTATTACGAACTCGAGGCCGACGTCGATTACATTGTCGACACATCGAAGCATCCGGGCGTCATTCTGCCGGCATATGGCCGGAGTTGGCCGACGTTTACGCCGTGGCCGAGCTCGGCCGTGTTGGTGCGGTTTACCGCGGGCTATGCGGCGGATTCCGTGTTCTGGACGGCCGGGCCGGGCGTTCGAATTCGTCAAGGCATGTTGCTGTTGATTGGGGCTTGGTTCTCGAAGCGTATCCCGTTCCAAGAGGGCGCGACACCGATAGAGGAGCTGCCGTTTGGAATTTCGGCCTGCTTATCGGCCGGCGCTTTGCTGAAGGTGGCCTAACGTGCCTGCTGATAGGGCGCTGAATCCTGGTTGCTTGGTCCATCAAATCACTTGGCAACGAATCGATAAGACTGCTCGGAATTCGTTCAATGAGCCGATCGCGGCGGTGGTCAATGTGCTGAGCTGTCGCGCCTCTGTCCAGCATGGGACGGGGCGTGAGGTTGCGGTCGCGATGCAGAGGTTTCCGGAGGCGCGGTATGTGTTGCGGCAACACTTCGACGCTCGTTGTACGGCTGATCTGCGGGTGTCCTGGTACTACCGCGGCGTGGTTCGCGTGCTCGATGTTGTCGACGTGCAAGACGACGGCGGGCTCGGCCGGTCGCAAACGATCATTGCAAAAGACTGGATTGAAAGTTAATGGCTTCTCGCAATCCGGTGAGCGGCGGCGGCCGGAATAGCATCGGCCGAGACATCAAGGGATTTTTCAAGGCCGAGGGCTTCGCGCAAGCGGCGAAGGCGCTCGACGGTGTTGTCGACGCTGTTGTCGGCGCTCGCATGAAGGATGTCTATTACGAGGCGGGCGTCATCTACCGCGATGAAGCAATCAGGCTCGCTCCGTATGATCCGGACCGGAAAGAGGGCGTGCACTTGAATGAGGCGATCTTCGTTTCCCGGGGTCGGGAATCGGAGCCTAACGTTTTGGTTGGCGTGCGGTATTTTCCGGGCGGCGCTCCTCACGCGCACCTTCAAGAGTACGGATGGGCGGAAGGGCAAGCTCAACCCTACATGCGGCCGGCCGGCCAAAACGTCGGCGGGCAGGTCGCTGAGGTGATACGGGATGGGCTGATCGAGATTGTCGAGTCGATCAAGAAATGACTATCGAAGAGAAGGTTTTCGCGGTGCTCGCGGGCGCCGGGGGCGTGGTGTCTTTGGTGCCTTCTGAGCGCATCATGCCGGATGGCGTGTACCTGGGCCTGGCGCGGCCGTACATCAAGCATTTCGCGGTGGGTCTCGATCGCATGCGGCTGCACGATCGGCCGGCAACGCTCTGCAACTGGCCGTATCAGGTTTCCATCTTCGGCGAGTCGGTCGAGTCGATCACGGCGGTTCGGACGGCCGTAATCGAGGCGCTCGAGGCCTCGGTGAATCCGCATTTTAGCTTTACCGGTTTGGTACGGCTGCAGACGTCGGAATCTACCGACGTGCCGATCCTTGGGCAAGCGTTACTGCTCGATGCGTGGTTTGACGGGCTGGATCCGGAATCGCCGGTGCAGGATTGAATCGTTTATGACTTACTGTCCCTGGTGTAAAGCAAGAGCGATCGACGTGACTTCGTCGAAAGATGCCAAAGGTTTCGACAAGCGCGCTCGCTACATTTGTGTGGGCGTGACGTGCCACGAATGGCGCGATGGTGACGCTCCGGATCCGGCCGACGGCCGGCCGCGGCTGGTGGTTCTCGCTTAGCAGTTCTCTTTTTCGAATTCTTAAAACCCCCTTGTCGATCTTCCGCGCGAATCGCGTGGACGTGCGTCCGTTTGCCGGTCGCAATTCCTAACTAGTTAGAGGTTATTCAAAATGCAAGGTGGCATCCTTGGCAACGGAACAATCGTTGCCTATTCCGAGCTGTCTCCGATCTCATGGGTTGAGATCGAACAGCGTCGTGAGGTCGTCTTTCCTACAGAGGAAGCGGACAAGGTCGAAATCACGACTCACTCTCTCACCAACAAGCGCAAGCGGTATATGCCGGGTCTCGTCGACGTCGGTGACCCTTCCGTGTTGGTTCTTACCGATATGAATCCGGCGACATCGCCCGATCAGGCGTTTTTGCGCGCGGCGCAAAAGTCCGGCGAATCAATCCTGCTTCGCATCGAGGTACCGGTCGATCGTGAGCGGACTTCGTTCCTTGGGACCGAGCTCCAAGTCGGCGTGAAAAACTTCTCGCCTGACACTCCGATCGATGGTGTTCAGACAACCCGGTTTACGTTCACGTTCGACGGTGAGGACATCACCGAAGACGAAGCCGTCGGCGCGTCTGAGATCGTCTAGGCGTAATCGCTACCAATCATCTAGAGGGCCTGGCCTGTGGCTGGGCTCTCGCTGTTTCCCGATTTCCTTTTCTCTCTCTTCTCTATGAAAAACAGTACAGTTGTTCCCGTTTCTTTTACGAGTCCGGACGGGCTCGAGATCGTCTTACGCGCGACACTGGGCGCCCGTAAGCGGATTAAGGCGATGTTCGGCAAGGCCGATATCGCGAGCATTTTTGCATCTGAGGGCGACGGCTGCCTTCCGGACCTGGCGCATTGTCTCGCCTTCGATACCGACGGCAATCCGCCGGCCTGGACGAGTGCGGGCCTCGGCGAATCATTGTCGACCGAGGGCGCGACGGAGCTGCTCGGCTTCATTCTGTCCGCGTTCAGTCAAGGAAAGCTGGACCCAAACGTCGCGGCCGAGGTGTTGAAGGAGATGGTAGACGGGCCTCTCGGCGAAGCGATGCTGAGCTCTACACTGAGCGCTTTTGGATCGAGCAGTGGGCCTTCTGCCGAGCCTGTCTCGGCCTGACCGACGCTGAAATCTGGGACGGCTTGCTCGAGTGCGAGATCGACGCGCTTTCGCGAAACTATCGCGAAGCAAAACGGCGCGACGCGCTGATGCTGGCGCAAGCGTTTCACGATCCAAAGTCGCTGTCGGCCGGCGCGATGGATGATGTCGACGAGGGCGCGCAATCACAAGCGACTCTGTCGACTTGGGTACAGGCTGCGCGCGATCGCGCGCAACGTCGCAAGCTTTTGAAGCTCCAACAAGAGCAACAAAATAGAGCGGCTTCGTGACACCGCGAAGCCGTTCGTAAGTTCCGTATTCCTTTCCCCGCAAGTAAAGACCAAAAAAACATGTCTGGACGTTTAGGCGATTTGATGTTTCGTCTCGGCGCGGACGTATCCGGTTTTCGTGATGCGTTCCGCGACGCGGTCGAAGTGCTCGAGACTACCGAGAACAAAGCTCAACGTGTAGGCGCGTCGCTGGCGCGCGCGTTTGACAACATTGGCGCCGGCGACTCGTCGGCGAAGTTGGCGGCGCGCGCGAAGTCTTTGCAGGCGAGTTTCGAGCTGATCGAAAAGGCGCACAAAGAGGGGAAGGTTACAACGGCCGACTATGAGAAGGCGCAAGCCTCGTTAGTCGTGCAGTTGCAGAAGCTCGGGGGCGTCGTTCCTCCGCTGGTCCAAAACTTCGACCGGTTGGCGGATGCTCTTAAGGCTGTCAAGGTCGACGGGTCGCAGTTTGAAATTGGCAACAAAGTCGCCGATCTAAAGAAGAATCTCGATTATCTTGACCAGGCATACAAGGCCGGCAAGTTGTCGGCCGCGGATTTTGCGGCGGCGCAAAAGAGCGTAGGGGCCGAGCTCGACAAGCTTTCGCGTGGTGATTACACGGCCGGCGTCGACAAGCTCGCAAAGAAGTACGGCGAACTCGGGAACAAGCTGCAAGACGTTGGCCGGGTTCTCACGGTGGGTCTGACTGCGCCTTTGCTGGCGGGCTCGGCCGCGGCGCTGAAGGCTGCGGGCGATTACCAATCGCTCGAGATCGGTCTGCAGGCGGTTACGAAAGAAGCCGGGCCGCTGGAGAAACAGCTCCTACGGCTGAGAGAAGTTGCGAAACTTCCCGGGCTTGGCTTCAAAGAAGCTGTGCAAGGGAGCATCAATTTACAGGCAGCCGGCTTTAGCGCGGGCCTGGCCGAGCGGGGCCTGAAGGCTTTCGGAAACGCGCTCGCAACGGTCGGCAAGGGGCGCGCCGAGCTCGACGGCGTGATCACTGCGCTTTCGCAAATTGCCAGTAAGGGTAAGGTATCGGCCGAGGAAATCAACCAGCTCGCCGAGCGGCTGCCGCAAATCCGTGTCGCGATTAAGAACGCGTTCGGCGAAGGGTTCAACGACGCGAAGGCCTTCGAAGAGGCCGGCATCTCGGCCGAGACGTTTATCGAAAAGATCATCGGCGAATTCGAAAAGCTGCCGAAGGCCGTCGGCGGTATCAAGAACGAATTCGAAAACCTGACCGACGAGCTCGATCAAACGCTCGCCGAGGCGGGCAAGGCGCTGATTCCGTTCGGGACAGCGGCGCTCAAGGCTCTGCAGCCGTTGTTAGGCGTCGTCAGGGATGCGGCCGGCGAGTTTGCGCGACTCCCTGAGCCGGTTCAGTCGACGGTGTTCGCGTTGGGGGCTCTGGCTGCCGGCGCGGGACCGGCGCTTTATGCCCTCGGCGGGATCTCGAACGGACTGAAAGAACTCACGCCACTACTGAGCAAACTAGCAACGTCCGGGGCGCCGGCGGGGCAAGCGCTCGGCGCGGTCTCTGCGTCTGCGGGTCTGCTCGCCGGTAGTCTGGTCGCGGTTACGGCGGCGATCGTCGGGTTCTCGTTGTATGAGGCAACAGTCGGCGCGCTAGATTTCGCTGACTCGATGACGGCGCTCTATGAGGCGACGCATAAAGGCGAGAAAGGGGCTACAGCGTTCGAAGCGGCGATTAACGACTCAACTCCTGCGGTCCTAAACCTTACGAAAACGCTCGGCAATATGGCCGAGTACGCCAATGATCATTTTTGGGAGGCGATTGTACCCACGGCCGGTATGCGGGAGCGTTGGCAGTTGTTCGCGCTGTCGATCGAGCAAGCCGTCGGGGTGTTTCCGCTGCTCGAGGGGGCCGCGAAAAAAGCGCAACAGGGTGTTAACGACTCGATGCGCAAGATGGGCGAAGCCGCGATGCAGGCGCAAAACGGCAAGGGTACGGCCGCGGCCGTCAAGGCAAACATCGATTCGATGTATGCCGAGAAAGCGGCCAATATTCAGGCTCTCCATGTTGCGGAGGAAACTCTAAAAGCGCTCAAGAAAATGAAGGCCTCGAAAGAGGAGCTGGCCGAGGCTACTCGGAAAGTGACCGAGGCGGAGCGGAAATTACATCCGAATCTGACAGCGACGGGCGATACTGCCGGCCGGGCGGCGGGGAAGGTCGACACGTTGGCCGCGGCGATGAACAAGCTTGGCGTTAAGGGCGACGCTACGGACACCAAGCAATGGGCCGATGCGTTAGCCACGATCGAGAAAGCGTATAAACAGGGCAAGGTATCGGCTGAAGATTGGGCCAAGGCTCAGTCGGCAGCGTTCGAGAAGATACACGCTGATCTGATCGCATTCGACAAACTCGTAGAGCGCAGGCAGGGGACGAAGAATGTCGCAGTCATGCGGCAGATGTTCCCGAATGCGTGGTTCGACGACGCGAAGAAGGCGTTTGCCGAAACAGATAAACTCATAGCGCAATTCGGCAAGGTGGAGAGCGCCTCGCGCGGACTCCAGAATGTAAACTTCGCAAAGGATTTACTTCGGGACGTAGTGTCTCTTGAGGACGCGCTCAAGAGCGTGCGTGGCAATCAGGAGAGCCTGACTGAATCCGCCAGGAGATCTGCGGCGGCGTATCACGCTATCCAAGATGCCGTGGACGGGATCAGGCCGAATCCTCTGGGCGCTACCCAGTTTCAGGCGGATATAGCGAATATCGAAGCAATCTCCAGGAAGATAGCTGCACTACGCCAGGAAGCTCCGATCAATCCGTTTAATACGGCCGCGCTGCAGGAAGCGCAAGAGCGAATCAAGCAGGTTAAGTCTGACTTGGCGAGCATTCGCACGCCAGAGGACGCGTACGCCGAGCTCGGGCTCAAATCGATCAAGGATCTTCAAATTGAAGTCGATCGCACGGCAAAAGCGTATGAGATCCTCGCGACAAGCGGAACGGCGAGCATAGGCGATATAACGCTTGCGCAACGAAAGCTTATCGAAGAACAAATCGAGCTCGCCAAAGCGGCCGGCGAACCGTGGGGGCATCTCGAGGTCCAGCTCGAGCGGGTTAATGCTCGGCTGGAGACAATCGCACAGCTCAAAGGGTTCGATAATCTGACGGCGTCGGTTGCCAACTTTGTGCAGACGTTTAACTCGGAGTTTGGCAAGTTGACCGATGGGGCCGGCGATGCGCTATCAGAGGCGCTCTTCAATCCCGAATCGCTGGGGCCGAATCTTACAAAGCTCTGGAAAACCTTCAAGGATTCGATGAAGGATGCTCTGGGCGATGCTCTGCAGACGGCTTTTATCGATCCGATTACAAGGGGCCTAAAAGACGCGGTTTCCGGTATCGTTGGCGGCTTTCTCAAGAACTTGGGCGGCGGGATAGCCGGCAACCTTGGCGGGATTCTGGGCGGCGGGAATACCGGCGTCATCATGAACGCGACGAGCAACGCGACGCGCGGCGCGCAAAATGTCGCGAATGCAGCAATGAACGTGCCCGGTGGTGTGTTGTCAAAGGGCGCCGGCGTGGCCGGGCAAGCGGCCGGCATGGGCGTTTCCGCAATAACCGGGATGGTTACGGGCGGGATTTCTGCCGTGTCCGACGTGATCTCTAACTTTCAATTCAAGGCGATGAACAAGAGCCTTGACTTGATTGAAAAGGCGACGCGATACACAGAGGCGCACACGCTTCATATCCTCGAAAAGCTCAACGAGTACATACCGGCTTTGAAGGACATTAACACAACTTTCTATACCTACATCGGCGCGTTCGGTACGCATATGGCGACGGTCGAAGGTATGGCGACGGACGTCAAAGACCTGGCGCTCGGGATGGCGTCGGCGCTCGAGAATTTGACGGCCGCGATCCGCGGCATTGACGCCGGCGACGTTTCGCTGAACGGAGAAGCGATCGAGGTCGGGCTCGCAAGCGATGAGCTCGCCGAATTAATCAACGTGACGCGGTCCGGGTTGGCCGATGTTGTGTCGGCGATCATTGCGCAGTCGGACCGGACTGTCGGCGTTCTTGGGGCAATTGCCGAGACGGGCGCGGTCGGCAAGATAGACGAGCTGCAAAAGGAGCTACAGAATATCGTTGCTTCGAACGGTACGATCGATGCGAGTCTGACCGGTCTTCGTGAGCAATTGAAATCGGCCGAGGGCGCGACGCGCGACGCTCTTATCCAACAGATACAGTTACTCGAGAGTCAACAGGCTATGAATAATAGCCGGTCGACGATTATCGAGGGTGCAATCACCGCGATAAAGGACAGCGGCGCGAAAGCTGCGCAGTCGTCGATTCAGGTGGCCGAGAAGGTCGGAGAATTGACAACGCAGTTAGCGCAACTGCAGACTGACCGAGACTCGTTTTTGAACAGTCTGCCGCCTGAGCTGCGGGCGGCGATCAACGATGGAAAGCTCGCGGAACTGACGGCGGGCCAGGATCAGTTTGCTATTGACGCGGTTGCCGAGTATGTGCGGATCAAGACGGCGATCGACGTAACGAACTCGACGCTTAGCGCGCTTGGGGTTTCGATCGAGAAGGCGGTCGCAACTAAAGAAGAGACGAAGGCTAGTCCTACAAACGCGAATTCCGGGGCGATGAATGTCGAGACGATGGAGTTTGACCCGTCTGGCGTGAGGACGAATATCGTCCCGACGCAGGGGGGCTATGACACGTCCGCTTTGCTCGCGGCGCTGTCTGCCTTCCAAGATAGGGTCTCGCAGTACTGGGAACGGTTGTTCGAGGTTCTGGCGCAGGGTCTACCGATGGCCGGCGCGGTACCGGTGGAGAAGTTAGAGGGAACGGTCGAAGGTGCGAATGAAGAGCTGACGAACGCGGTCGAAGATATAGGCGACGACTCGGAACGAACGGCTGAGGGCGTCTACCAGACGCGATCGGCCGTGTGGGAAGTGACCGGGGCCGTTGAGTCGATGGCGTCAGAGTCGCGCGGCGCGTTTCGGAGCTTTACGCGGGCGATTGAGGATAGCTCGCGCGAAATCACGACGGCTGTTCTCAATTCAGAGCAGGCGGGTATATCTCTCGGCGGGGCGAGCGCTGTTCGTGCACGGTCCGATGTGGGGGCGGTGCGTGAGGTTGTCGAGAAACAGCTTCCGGGGGTCATGTCGGAGGGTTGGAACAGTGGCGAGATTGAAGGATGGAAAAACAACCCGGACGATCCGAACGAGCCTGTGAAATGGCGTAAAAAGTGGCTCCCCGGTACGCCGGCTCATCCGGGGTGGACCTGGGAGCAAACCCATCCAACAGCTCCTATGGACTTTGGTCCGGAGTGGAAGCCTCTCGAGTTCAGCTATCCAAAGCAGGAACGGCCGGTGCTGAATCTGACCGTTGAGAACGTGATCAACGGCCGGAACGTTGGTAACTCGATTTTCGAGAATCATCGTTATGAAGGCGGCTGGGTGTGAGAGTCGGCGGGTATGACTGGCCGTGGCTCTCGTTTGAGATCGACGGCGTCGACATGTCGCAGTATGTGAAGGTGGGAAGCGCAAGCGGCTCGAACGTTACGGGCGGCCGGAATTCGGCGACGTATTCGCTGCTTTCACCTGGGGCCGGCACGGCGATTTCGGACGAGCTCGAGCATCCGGACGTATGGACCGACACGTATACTCTGACGGGGCAACGGCTGTTTTTTACAACGTACTATGTCGCCGGCCTGCCGACGATAGAGGTCAACGGCGTCTCACAGTTGGTGTGCGCGATTACCGACACAGGGAGTACTCCGGGCTGGAAGTTCTACTACATCCCCGGGAGTCCTGGAATCTCTCACAATCAGGATGAGCCTTTACTCACATCCGGCACGATTGAAATTACTTATCCGGTATCTGTTCCGACGTGGGGCGGTGTCTCGGCCTCGCCGAGGTACGGTGGGGCGTCGACGGTAACGATCACGCATGTACCGACGGACACGGTCATCTTTGGCGGTGTTGTCGATTCGACCGAGAGCGAAGTGTTTTCGGGGCTCGGCGGCTTTTACGAGACTCGCGTCCATGCGGTCGGATACGGCGCGCTGCTCGATCGGCGGGTCGTTGCTGAGATCTTCAAGGAGTCGGATTACGGCACGGTCGAAAGCATCGTTACAGAACTGGTCGATCGTTATTTTGCGAGCCTGGGCGTTACGTACGACGGACATTCGGTGTCTCCGAATACTGTCGGCACAATCATGATGAACCATCTCCGCGGCGGCGACGCGATGCGGAAAGTGTGTGATCAGGCGGGCTGTGATTTTTTTATCGATCACGATTTGACGCTGCAACTGATCTCTGGCTCGAGCGTGGGCCTGGGGGCTGCGCCTTTCGCGATTGAGCAAGACGATGGCAACTGGTCGCGCATGGTTCGGTCCGACGTGAATGCACGGTTTTGGAATTCGGTCGTTGCCAAAAGTACTCGCACGGTCGAACCGGTGCGGAGGGATACTCTCGAGGGCGACGGGGCAACGACCGTGTTCGAGCTCTCCGCGGCGTTCGCTTTGCTCGACGAGGTCGGGGTCGAGGTTACGGTCGACGGTGATATTGAAGACGATTTCACTCTCGATCGAGCGGGCATTACTTTTGCTGTGGCGCCGGCGGACGGGGCCGAGATTATCGTGACGTCGGTATCGGATATCGATAACGCCAAGTATGCAAAAGATGAGGCCTCGATCGCGGCCGTGGGAGAAGTTCAGCATCTTCGCGAAGTTCCGGATGTACCGGAGGGTACGTCTTTGCAGGGGTTCGCCGATGCGGTGTTGCAGGAAGGTCTCGACGCGGCTCCGGATCTTATGATCTATACAAACCGGCCTGAGCTGAAACCGGGGCACTCGCTTGTAGTCGATGCGAACGGTGTGGACGAAACGACGCTGGTGCAATCGGTCGACTGGTCGGCGGCTTCAGACGGGGGCTTTCCGCGGTTCACGGCAAAAACGAGCGGCCGGCCGAAACGGCAACCGACGACAAACGAGGTGATTTCTCGGATCCTGGCGCCGCGGACGGGAGTCGATCGCATTGCTAACCGGATTCGTTTTCGTTTGGCCGAGACGATCGTCGGCGACGACAATGACGGGGTAGTCGAAGGCGCGCCTCAGAATGCCTTCGCGGTGGCAGAGAATAGCGGGCTCGCGCGGCGGGCTATTATCGATTTCCCGGAAGGCACTGGGCCGGTGAAGGTCGACGTTTTGAAGAATGGTGTTTCGATCTTTCAGGCGGGCGGTATTAGCTGGCTAGGCTCTGGCGCCTGCTATACGTCGCTTTTTAGCGCCTGGCCGTTGCCGATCACGATCGGCGATCGGTTTACGCTCGATGTGATTACGGGAGACGCCACGGCGAAAGATGGTTATCTCGCGATCGAGTACATGTAAGCGTGCTCTAAATGGCTAGTGCAACTTTACGAGACGATTTATATCTTGAGTACCTGTTCTGCCCTACATCGGGGCAGGTTGTTCCTGATACCAGCGGCAACGGCCGGCATGGCGTCATGGGTCTCACTATCGATGAAGAGATAGCGGGGATCAGTTCTAGCCCTGATCCAGCGGGAGGATTTCAGACCTATAGTGATCCTGAGTGGGTATACAACGGCATCCATCTTGTTCCTGATAGTGGGGATATCTGGGACAGGAAGATCGTAGAAGGGCCGAACGTTACCGGCGTAGAGGATGCCTACTACGGACTAGACCATTGGGCAGCCACCTTATCGCCAGAGGTTTACGCCGATGGCATAACCATGGAGGTCTGGGTCCAATTAGGCGCGATTGGAACAGGGCTCACGCATGCACTCTGTTTCATAGGCGACGGCAATACAAACCAGTCGTTATACGTTACGAATTACGGTACGGGCACGCACCCGCATAGCGAGCCGGCAGGGTACTACCTCGAATATCTCGGCTCATACATCTCGGATGCCGAAGACGGCGAGGACGGGCTAGTGGAAGCCTGGGTTGTGACGGACACCCCGCTGGACCTAGATGCGTGGATGCATATCGTCAGTGTCCGTGACGGCGAAAGCACGCAGTTGTACCTAAATGGGACGTTGCTAGTCGATAAGCGGCTGAGCGTCTATGAGAACGGCGACTATCCAATCATCGGCACGTCACCGATCACTATCGGCGTCATGGACAATGGTGACCCGATCCGGCTAACAATAGGATCTCTACATGGATATATCGGTGAAGCGCGGATCTACAGCGCAGCGCTCACGGCCGAGCAGGTCCTCAGCAACTACACCTTGTCGAACTACTACCCGGACGGGAAGAACGTCTGCGGCATTGCTCGTAATCGATACTACGCGTTCTGAAACAACTTCATAAACAACGAAGGCCTCGGCTATGGACCGGGGCCGTTTTTATTTAACTTTAACAAGAGAGGGGGCGGTTTGCTTTGCGGGCCGCTTTTTTTTGGGTCGAACGCATAAAGGGCTGGCTATGATGACTGTAAAGCCGTGACAATTCTATCGATCGTACTAGCCGGGCTCGCGTGCACGACGAAGGCAGCCGCGGCCGATCCTTGACTTAAAAGAGATGAGCGCATCGTTCGACGCGTGGTATCAAAACAGGGTAGGCCCCGGTTGCAGCTCGCCGCGGTTCAGCTCACGAGCGATTAGGACACGCGCCCATTGTTTAGGCTTCCCCATCAGTGAACCTTGAGCGATTGTTCGAGCACGTCGGCGGCGAGGTTATCGCGGCGCGCTTTGCCTTGATACTCGTCGAGCAGTTGTGCGAGCAGCGGGTTTTCGCGCAACGTGCTTTCGTCTACGTTGCGAATGCAGAAGTCTACACACATCACGCAATCGCCGTGCTTAGGCGGGCGCTCGAGCTCCTCTGCAATGGTTACCTCGAGTATGTAGCGCTTCATATGTCCGGATGGTAACAAAACACTTGGTTTTTGTTCGCGCGCGAATTACCATCGGGTTATGGCAACTAAAGCCGTGAACAGCGGCACCAAGGCAGCGGCGAAGAAGCCCGCGGCAACGGGCAAAGCAACGGGAGGCGCAAAAGCGAAGAACGCGACGGCGCCACCAAGGAACAAGGCGACCGGCGGCACAGTCAAGAAGGCCGGCGCGAAAACCTCCAACACGCGCGCTAAAAAGGCATAGCGCGTACTTCAGTCCCTCTCCTGATGTAGTTTCTGAGTCTCTTCATCCCAAAGGTTCAAAACGCCGGCGAGCTCGTCGGCGTTCTTTGTTTCAAGATCCGGACTGAAGCACGCTGGGGAAGAAGCCGTAGCGCGTCCACATTGCATTCCGCTACTGAAGGTTGAGCGCAGTTTGCTCGAATCCAGGTAATGCTAACTCTGCCGCCTTAAGGACATCCATGCTCAATGGCAGATCGATTCGCTTGTTCTGCTCTAGTATTTCCTGAATCGTCACTATTTGGATTCGATCGCGTCGCATCCCGGTAAAAGGATGCGTGTAGTATCCAGCAGCCTTCGCTTCTGATCGCATTGGTCCCGTCGGCTCCTCCAGTGTCAGAAGCGCTGCCATTGCAGCCTGTTCCCGCTCCATATCACCCTTAAGCTTGGCGATGTCACCCCTACTGACATGGCCTGACTTTACCTGAAAGACCATCTTGTCAGTCTTATTTTTCTCCGAGAAGAAATACGTAGTGCCATCGATACCACCGTCTGCTCCCTTCTTGCCGTTGACGGCGGCGCGATTGTTGGTATATGTCAGAACGGCCCACTTCTCAAACTCCTTGCGCAAGCGATCATCCTTCTTCTGTGCAAGAGCCCTCGCGGAAGCAATGTCACGTGGGACGCCGCTTAGCACAACATCTCCCGAAACGGCTGTTCCAAACGTATCTGAGAGGCGCTTAAGTATGAGCGAGATCGACTGATATGTGATGTCAACCCCTATCCACTGCCTTTTCAGGCGCTGTGCGACTGCGACTGTCGTGCCACAACCGCAATAAGCGTCAAGCACAACGTCGCCTTCGTTACTGCTGGCTTTGATAATGCGTTCGAGTAGCGCTTCAGGCTTCTGCGTGGGATAACCAAGACGCTCTCTAGAAGTGGCATTGATAACTCCAATGCTCCACACGTCAGTCATGGCCACGCCGTCGTTGAGGTAAACCTTCGCTCGGTACTTGTGGCCATCTGAATCTCTTCTCGTCGTGAGCCTGTACCTGCCGTCTTCGTCTTGATGTCTGTAGCGGGTGTCGCGCTCTTGCAGTGATCCTTCGGAGTACTGTTGAAGGAGAGTATTAAATTGGAACTCGCCCTTGGAGTAGAAGAGAATCGTGTCGTGCTTCCTCTGGAAGTTGCTCGCGTTCTGAGTTGCCTTCGGTCCGTAGTACCAAATAACCTCATTGACGAAATCACCACCTTGTGAGCAGAAGATCCCGTCTAATATGATCTTGAGATAGTGACTCGCAGTTGTATCGCAATGTAGATAGAAACTGCCCGTTGGCTTAAGAACCCGGTGTATTTCGGTCGCTCGTCTTGCCATGTGAACCAAATACGCCAACATGGGACTGAATTGCAGAACGTCCCTTAACCCTTTAACCAATGCTACGGTCTGCTTCGGATATCGTCCCTTATCGTTGCCGATGATTTCTTCATATCCGTCACGCGCATGGTCGTCCCATGTCCAGGTGTCAACAAACGCTTGTGCCTGCGCGCGATCTTCGCCGCCGATGTTGTTGTAAATCTGGTTGTAGTTCCGCTTGGAATTGAACGGCGGATCAATATAACAAAGATCCACCGTCTCATCGCGAACGCGATTGCGCAAGGCGTCGAGATTGTCGCCGTAGTAGAGAGTGTTGTTCACAATCACACTCATCGGCAAAGCTGAAACGTTCTTGAATATTTTGAAGGGGTCGATATTGCTGGTCTGAGGGGACGCAGCTTGCGATTTCAGATTCAACTGCCGGCGAGCTCCGGCGGCGTTTTTTGTTTCAAGATCCCCACTCACGCGCCGATAAGCCTCTCATGCAGCATTGGGGCGAGCGCGGGCCAGAGGCGTCTAGGATCGAGTTGACGGTGATCGGGCTTGTTGGCGGAGCGCTAGCGCTGCTGACGTTTAGCGGGATGCTGCTTTACTTGTTTAGCTGATAATCCGACTGAGACCTAGGCCGGAACTTCCCAACCCTCCGTCGATCCCTTCAGCCACGCGAGCGCGGGCGCGCGATCGCGGAACACCTCAACAGTAGCGTCGCCCGCATATTCGGCGTACATCCGCAGGAGTCCGAACACCGATTGTGATCCACTGGCGACCAGCGCAGAGCGGCGCAAGCCTCTCTGTATCGCGTTTGTGGCTACGTGTCGCACAATGTCGCCGCTTAGTCGCAGTTCGATCACGGTCGAGGCGTCGACCAGGCGCGGGTTATTCCCGTAGAAATCAGGATCTTCAAAGAGCGCGGCTTGCTGTGCCAATAGCTCACGATCCGTTACGACTCCCTGCAGAACAATTACGACGACCGAATCAACGATGCTGTACGTCACAGACATTGCGCGATTATCGCGCTTGTGGGCGCGCTATGGTTTTAGAGCGGATCCATTCCCCAATCGTCGAGCTCAGCGATGCACCTCTCGACATCCTCACGCGTCCGGATGCCGGCGACCGCGGCGGCGAGCTCTGAAACATCTTGGCCCCAGTCGCCAAGCGTGACCCACTGATAGAGGTACTTGCGCATGATGCTTAGCTCCGCATCGTTGAGCACGCGCCCAGATAGAAACGCTTCGATAACCGGACGCAGCACGCCGGATGTTTCATGCATCCAGTAGCGCGCCGCAAACGCGTTCATTCCGGCGTCCACGGAATTAAACCCGGATGGACTTTCCCGCGGGGAGAAGAGTCCAGCGTATAGCCGCGCGTTTTCAGGGCATACATCAAGTTTTGCAGTGCAGGCCGAACGTATCCATAGCGCGAAGGAATCGGCGCTAGGATGAGCAGCGCGGTATAAATCGCAACCGCTTCGTCATAGCTTGCGGCCGGATCGTAGGCAGCCATCATTTACCACCACCCCAACAACTTCAGGACGATCAACGCGACCAGCCCGGCGAGCGCCATCACCCAACCGACGACGACGAGGGAACGCTCACGGGCACGCTCACGGCGATCGCGTTCGGCCATACGGTTGAGCGCTTGTCGTAGTTCGACCTGATCGTCGCGTGTCATTGCCTTAGCCGTCCGTCGCGCAACATCGCGTCTAACACCTCGAGAATGTTGCGGGCTTGCTCGATGGATTGACAGTTGAGCATCCTATCGATGTCGTCCGCAGTCGGCAGAAAGTTGTGATCGCACGCCCACGCGCCGAGGATGCCTGCAGACCACGCGCCCACGGGAGTCGAGCCCGGTAGCTTCTGTTCGATAAGCGTGAGGTACTCGGTCAGATGTTTGTACTGTGCGACCGTCATGTCTCTTTCTCGAGCGTCGCATCGATAACACGCCCGTCGCGCTCGTGTAAGTCCGTCGCCGTGTACCCGAGCTCGCCGAGCGCGGCGACCATCTTCCCGGGATCGATCCCGTGTTTACCTTTGGACGCGGCGAGAACAGCGTCGCGAAGGTCGACCCCTTCGTCGCCTTTGTTCGACGCTTGGAAGCGAATCGTCATTGACCCTTTGTTTTTGCGAACACTGACTTTCATGTCACCTCCGCACCGCAACGTAGGCGCGCTCTGTAAAACGTTTGACGTCGACGCCTGCGTTCGTAAGCGCGTCCCGTAGCAGCATGTTGGGTTGCGCGTTCATCGCGGCGAGCGACTCGAGCGCATATCGCGTCACCATCGAGAGATGGTACTCAGCGCTACCGGGCTCGAGTTGGCAGGGACCGGCGCAGTCCGCACAGCGAAACGTACCGTTGAACCAGTCGTGAATCATGCGGCGGAAGTCTCACTTTTTGGCGCTTTGTGATTAAACACTCCACCGGCTTTATTCAGCCGAAAGCGGCGATGACAGACCGGGCAGAGCCCCGAGTAACCGGAACTTCCACGGCTACGCTCATGCAGATCCGGCGCGGCGAGCTTCCCGGAGCCCTCACATATCGGGCGGCTCATTGCTTCGGTTTCCCGTCGTGCGAGTACATTTCATTCATCATTTTGCTCGCGAGCTCGCGCGCTTCCTTCACGCGAGCGTCGCAGCCGACGCGATCGCGGCAGACGATGAGCTTCGATGGCCCCCTCACGATCGAGTCAGACATGCCGGAGAGCGGCGCGCCGCAGTCTTCACACTTGATGAGAGGCGTTTTCATGGCGGTGGCGCTCTAAGTATTCGCGCGTAATCGGCGCATACGGCTGTGTCGCGAGCCATTCGAACAGCGCGACAAAGCGCGGAAGATCCCCATCGACGAACGTGATCATATTCACCACCTCGGGCGCCGTGAGCATCATGGCGACACCGGCGGTCGGATCTTGTCGCGCGGCGGCGGAAAGCTTAGCCATATATCCTCAGCACATTCCATACAAACCCCTTGTGTTGTCAGACGCCAGCGGCAAAGCAAACACGGCTTTAGCTGTTCGATTACGGTGGAGCTTTTGACGATGGCCGCGGCAGCGGCGATAATTGTTTGGTCACCCATAGACGATCAGTTGGAAGAAGCGGCCGTAACAGCGGCCGTTCTCCGTCTTTCCTCCATTTACGCGTTTCCGCGTGAGCTTCGATATCAAAAATTAGATGACATTCGCGACACCATGCGGCAAGGTTCTTAGGCCTATCGTCGCCGGCGACGTGGTTAATATGCGCGACGCCGAGCTGTGAGCGCTTCCAGGTTGCCACGGCGCACGGTTTCGCGCACCTCACGCCGCGTTCGACGGGCGGCCGTCGATCGACGAGGCGCGCGCCGGCCCGGATCCACTTTTTCGTGACTCCGTCGTACCACGCGTTAGCCGTCGCGAGCACCTCGAGCGCGTCGGGCTTCCCGCATCGCTCGCAGCAATAGTCAGCTCTCGAGAGAATTTCGGCGCGCGTCTGGCGCCAGTGGGGCCCGCGGTAGAAGTGTCGGAGCTCCTTACGGATTGGCACCGGGCGCGACCTCGACCGTTCCAGCAGGCGGTACGAAGCGGAAGATGATCACGCGCTCGCAATCCAGGCAATCGAGCTTGTAGTCGCCGATACCCGGGACCATGCAAGTGAAGCTCGCCTTACAATGCGCGCAGTTTACGCGGGCAGGGAATTCGGGCATGGCTCATACCCTTCGCACTGCGCTATCATCGACAGCGGCCGGGTAGCTCCCGGCTATCATTTGCGGCCGGGACGGGCGCCTGCACTGCTCGTTCCTCCGCATCCTGTGCAGGAGGAAAAGCCCGTGAGTCAACGCAGGGCGGAGGAACTTCGCCGCCAGAAGGCCGCTTTCGAAGCGATGAAGGAGCTTTGCTCGCAAATCGGGCGCGCAGTGTGGCTTCAACTCGAAGGTAGTGAGAACCGAACTCCGGCCACTGTCGCCACATTCCACGAATGGAAAGGACGGCGTGAAGCTATGATCGGATTTCGCGATCTCACAAAGGCGCCCGTCGCACCAGATGACGAACTGGTGATAGTAGCTACCTTTGGGCCGGACGAGGGCCTGAAGACGATGTGCGTTGACGGTGATAAACCGTTCCGAGCTTCCCTCGAATGCTTTCCGCGCGATCCCTTGGAGGATTATCACGTTTCACCGAGCAAGTCTGAAAGTTCAGGGACCGGTTTGTGATAGTCGCGCAGTTCGGGCCAACTTTCGAGCAACATCTCACGATCGGCCCGGTCCAAATTCGGCCAACTCAGAAGGTCGCGGGCTTGCGCCAGCATGCGCTCGCGTTCTTTCGTATCGTGCTCCTGTTGCCGAATCTTTCGCTCGCGTTCATCCTCGCGAAGATCCGCGTACTTGTCCCGAAACTCGATTGCGAAATCGACAAACAGCGGAGGCTTGACCTGATACGGTTTCAGCGGCGCGTCTTTCTCCGGAAGTTTGACATCGACCACGTAGCGCACGTAGCCCGGGAACGGAGCTCCGGCTAGAGCATGGTCAATCTTCGGGAGCTGTAAGCGAAACTCACGAGCGCCTATACGTTTGCCGAAGCGACCCTCGAACACCTTGCGCAACTCGTCGTCGGCGGAAACTCGCGTTTCCTCCCGCGGCGGCTCAGCGACTGGTGTAGACTCGACTTGCGGTGCCGGCGAGCTCTTTTTTCGGCAGCCGTGGACCCAAATCGTGATTTCGCCTTGCTCATCGATGACCGCATCGCTCCAACTGAGCGACACATCCGACTCGGCGGTTTCGGCGACGCGGACGCTCTTGATTGGTACCCCTTCCGGGACCGGCACCGAGGCCGATTCGTGGCCCGGAAACAGCAACCGCGGCGCATCAAACATGCGCAAGGGTTTGCGTATGTTTTCCTTGTAAGTGTCTGATTCTAAAGAGTCTTCTTCAACTCCTTCTTTCGCCTTTTCTTCGCCTTCCTCGGACTCGTCATTTTCGAGATCTTCCTCTACTTCTTCCTCCTCGATATCCGGAGCGCTTATGACCATTGCGTCGGTCGAGAAATAGCACCATCCGTGACGACCGGGTTTGCGTTTTCGGTCGATCAACTTGTCTTTCAGCAGTCGGCTTACGACCGTGTTGGCGGTTCGTTCCGAGCACCCGAGGTGAGCGGCAATGTCGCGTTTGGTCATCGGGTCCGTCGCTTTCTTGCCGTAGGCGAGGGCGCGGATCAAACCGAGAAAGGGGCCTTCCCAACGGCCGCTGGTTTTGGGGCCCATCTGGAGCAACACACCGACGCGAAGCTCGGCGTACCGCTTCGAGTTCTTGTACCGGGCGACGATTTTCGCGCGTTCTTCGGCGAGGCTACACTTCTTGCGCCGATTAGGATCTTTCGATTGTGGACTAGCTGATGAACGCGTTCGGGGGACAGCTCTCGCGGCTGTTGTGGGCATGGGGGAGACACTCCAAAGGTTCGTGATTTGAATTGATTTCCACCCCAAAGTGCTTGAAAATAGAACTACCGCTACCGCGTGCAGTAAACACGCTCGTAGTGCACCTTGCGGGCGTTGATGCTGCGATCGAGGGTACGATCGTTGGCGTCCCAAAGGAACGCCGTAAGGGCATAATATCGGCGTTATCGGAGCTTGGACCGGCAGCGGGTGCGAACCGCTGACGACTTCGGGTTTCGATAACGGATACTACGGTCAACTTTCTCATAACGCGGTTTGTACTCCGCGTTCTTTTTTCCCCGCCTTACTTCGGCGTTTCTCCGCTCTCCACTTAGCCCAACGTGCTTTGACTGCGTTTGAGCAAATCAAAGAGCGTTCCTCCGGACTGAGCTTAATTGACCTTGCGATGCCTCCGACCGACGGGAAAATACCCGGATCACCACCCGTAATAGTACGGCGGGCACTCTCCGCTATTTCCTTGTTGGTATATCGGCCGTAACGCACGCTGCCAGTATTCTATACGTGCGGAAACGCGCGGGTCAAAGGAAAACTTTGGGGGAATTTCAAACCGAGCTAAAGTATGCGCAATACGTCTGCGTATGAAGTGCGCAATACGTCTGCGTATGAAGTGCGCACGATCGTGCGCATGTTTGGCCGCGCATCCTTATATCTTTAAACTCTCAAGCTTTAAAACAATAGTGAGTGAGTGTAGTTAGAGTAAAAGCGCGCTGCCAAGTCACTCACTCACTTTGCGCGCGATCTTCCTACAGAAACCGACTGGCGCCATACCGACCATCGGGCGTGTCGAGCTCTTCCATGGAGAGCCCGACGATTTCCGGATGAACCGGCAAGGCGAGCTCGCGAAAGAACTCCTCGTACTCCGGTAAGGGCAACTGATACAGCTTCTTTGTCCTTCCGATATCCGCGCGCCGGGAACACAAGTACTGATAGGCCGTCTGCAGCAGGCTCGAGCGCTGTTCGTTGTCGTGGACGCCGAGCAGCTCGCTTTCAATGACGGCCGCGATCCGTCGCGCGGCCGTGTGCAGATCGGGCGGCGGCGGCGGTTGCGCGGGCTTCATCAGCCGGCGAAGGACGGGCACGAAAGCGCGGATCCAATCTTCATAGTGATGAGTGCTGATGCGCGCGACTTGGCGAAAGTCGCGTTCCTTCCGGCAATAGGTCCACAGGATGTGTTCGTACGGGTTGCGATGATGGCCGCGACCCGTAAAACAAAGTTGACAAGTCTCGTGAATGATCGGCACGGCCGGGTAATGCTCCGTCGGCCAAAGCTTATGTTCTTCGATCGTGGCGCCGGGCGTGAGCAGGATCCCGTAGAAATCGAACGGGTCCGACGCGTTCGGCTCGAATCGCTCAAGCAGCTTCGCGTGAGAGATGGCGTTTCGCCGGGTTGCGGTTCGGGGGAGCCTCACCAGAAGATTAGCCATTTGCGGTCTGAAGAATTGTCAGACCTCATTTGTAGGTTTGCAATGGGAAGCGAGTACTACTACCCTGAGGAATCTAGGTAATACCCGCAACATCAGACCATCAATTAGGTAGAGTTCCGAAGCGTGAGGGCGCGCGCGTCTCCCGATTGTTCCTTTATGGAAGAAGAAGGACTACCCGTGCCGCCGGGGATTTTCGCAGGCCGTTCTAAGATGTTTGTCCCTCCGCTTTGCGTGATCGGACGCTGATGCCAAGATCGAATCCGGCTCAGGATGCTTCAATCGCAAAGCTGGTCGATGAGATTGGCGACTTGGACCGGGAACTCTCCCCGATCCTAACCCCCGAATTTGTAGCACGGATAAAGAAAGTACAGGCGCTCCGAAAGCAGCTTCGCGACAAGTATGACGGCGCGCAAGCCGATCGGTTTTATACGGCCGCCGGCGAACGCTATGAGGTTGTGCTCGGCGCGCGCAAGAACGAAACGCACATTCACACAAGTCGGCTATTCGATCGCGTTGGCAGAGATGTTTTTCTGCGTATCGCGACTGTAAACGAGCGTGCGCTCGAGGAAGAATGCGACAAGGGCATCGTTCGCGCGGTGTGTGAGATGCGCGCAACGGGGCGTCGACCGTTGAAAGTGACTGAGAAGCCGAATGAGGAAATAGCTTGAACGCAATACAGCGGAAAGAGATCACAGAGTCGCTCATCGCGTATCGGAAAGACAAAGGCGTTAGCGCGGCTCACATTGTCGCAATGGCGCTCGAGAAGGGCTACAGTATCGGCGTGCGTGACGCGGCCGAGTACGTGGCGAAGAAGTTCAGGCGGGCGCCGGAAGCCGTTCTAGTCGGGTTTGAAGGAACAGAAGCGGAAGCGGCGGATTGACGATAGGCGTCTAATCATTAAAAGTTGCGTCGTGACAATGCACGAAGGAATAAGCGTCTTTATCTGTAGTACCGAGATGCCGGAATGGGATGGAGTCGCGGGCCGCATCACGTCGGTGTATGCCGCCGGCGGCGTGCATTACGCGGTAGTCCGTCTGTACCGTATCGCGTTATCCGTGATCTTTCCCGTCGGCGAGCTCCGAATCCTATGAACCAAGCGAAATTATCAGGATTACTAAGGTTGATCCGATCTCTAGTCGGTAGCTTTCTAGGCCGATAAACATGCATGGTTGTCTCGATCTCTGCTCCCGAGGATGAGGCCAAACGAAAGAAGATCGTCGACCGTTACGGCGAACTCGATGTCGAGTTAAAGCGTTTTGGTCCGCAAATCCGCGAGCATAAGGCTTTAGGCGAAACGATTCGGTCTTGGTTTGATGACGCCGAGGCTGCGTCAGAGTTTGTCGCGAACGGGTTTCGGTTCGATGTTCAGGTTTCCGCGCGTCCGGAAGAGCGGCAAGTGTTCTCATACAAAACGCTGTACCGGATCCTACGGAAAGAGAAGTTTCTCGAATTGGCGACGATCACGCTTAAGCTGATCGAGCGCAATGTCCCTGAGAATCTACATCACAGGTTTTTGACAAAGGCTCCCACAGGAAGCCGGCGCCTTCAGGCGGTGTCGCGGTCGCCGATCGCGTCCGGATCCGCCGGGTTACCGTCCACCGACGAAAAGACGGAGGTCAGGGCGGCGGCGTAGTTTTTTAATGTCTTGGAGTAAACAAACGTCGAGCTCGGCTGTATGCTTGATTTGGCTCCGAGATACGCGCTCTCGCTCGATGCATATCTGTGGCGGCGGAATTTCGAAGCCTTCCTCTACTCGACCAAAACGGCGCGACTCTGCGCGTTGTTGACGATCACTCGGCGCGCCGGTTGCTGAAGCGCAAAGCAGCAATCCCGGTTTGGTCGAAGCGATCGATAGTAGCTCTGCGAGTTTGTGATTCTGACTGGTTCGATTGGGGCGAGCGTCCGACTTTGACGTCAGTCGGCCTGGCCTATTTAGGTGAAAGCTCTCTATGTACGGACGACGGGGCCCGGTGGCCATCGATTTTCAAGAAGGCTATGCGACCGAGTGTGTACCGGGTCAAGGGGCCGCTATTGCGAATCGAGACGAATCGGCCGACGTTGAGTCTTGTCTCGCGATTGGCGAAACGCAAGAGCTTATACGTGCTGCCATTGGCGGCTTAACGCGGCGGCATGCGGCTGTATTGCTTGCTCGGCATTTCGACGGGTTGACCTTCGACGAGATCGCCGAGGTGCTCGGCGTTTCGCGTGGAGCTGTGCATCATATGCACACTCGAGCCTGCGAACGGCTTCGAGAATCGCTCGCGCTGATGGGCGCTGAGCGATTTTCCGATTTCTCTTTCTAAAGCTCGTCTTTGTGTGTTTCCTCCCACAAAGGCGTGAAGTTCCGAGATTGCCGGCCTTCGGGGGGCTGGCCGGCTGGCGATCTCGGGCTTCCTCCCGTTTTCCCATACCCGAAAAAAATGAGTTCCGTTATTACTGGCGACGATATCTCGGGCGCGACGCGCGGCAGGCCTGTTACGTGGGCTCTGGTGGCCTTTAGTGTGCAATTGGTGTGCTTTGTGGGGCCTTTTTTGATGCGCGCGGCGCAACTCGAGGCGCGGGTCGAAGCGGTCGACAACCGGGGCTCGGCGGCTCTTACGTCGCACATTGTCGAAGCAAGGGCGGCTGATGCTGTGCGCGATGGCCGGTTAGTAGGACTCGAGAAAGCAACGGAGCTCCGCGGGGCGCAACTCGACCGGATCGAGGGCGACGTGAAACAGCTCTTGAAGCTCCTGCGGCAATGAAGTGGACCTATCGATAATCGTAATCGTTACCAATCCGGCGACGGGCGAGCATATCGCGTTTTGTCAGCAAAACCCGTCTATGCGCGTGGTCAAACAAAGCCGGTCCGATGCGATCGCGGGCTACATCGACAAGTACCATCCATTCGCAATTATCGACGTGGATCCGCGGGAAGATGTCGCCGAGCGCGATAGGGCGCGGACACTCTGAACCAAAAATGAAAACACTTATCGCTGCTCTGCTGTCTGCAGCAACCACGATTTACGGACAGTACTCCGTTGAGATAACCGGGCCACAAAGGGCGCATGCGGGCGAAACGGTCTATCTGAGCCTGCAGGCCAAAGCCGAGACATACGCGCATTTGTACGTGTCGGCATCCGTGCCGGCCGGCTGGAACGTGACGCTGTTTTGTGGATCGCTCGCGGGGTGCTTCAAGTCCAGCGATGGACGGCGCTATCAGTACGGCGGCGTGAATCCGGTGATTGTTCGTGTGAACGTGCCGGCCGCGGCGAGCGGTGCAAATGCGGTCGCGTTCGCGTTCGTGATGGGCGGCGTTGCAGTGTCAAAGCAATGGAGCTTTGATGTCGGGCCTCCGAAACTGGACGTTGCGAAGTGGGAAGCGAACATGTTTTCGCTTGGCGCGAAATGGTGCAAGACCGACACCGTTCTAAGCTTCGGTGTTGAATCGCAAGTTTGGTATTACGACGGAGCCCGCGTCTACTTTCAAATTGCCGATCGCACGCAAGACAAGAAGTGGGAAGACTGCGCTCTCTGGATTGCCAAGCAATACCGCGACTACGTCATCAAAGCGAACGGCGGGCAACCGGCGTACCGATTGTTTCCGCACGGGCTCGAGATGGCCTATCGGCGCACGGGTGACGAAACGTATAAACAAGCTGTTTTATTGATGGCAAAGAATGCGCCTTATGCAGTGAGCGGCGGCGGCGTGTCGACCAAGTTGATTCGAGAGACGGCATACGTTTTGAATTGCTATCTGGCGGCCGAGCGGTTGGGCGCGGGCCGGCATGCGCAAACCGAGCGGGCGGTGTCGCAGTTGTTAGGCCATTATTCGATGTTGTTTGATACGCACTCGTACGAACTGCATCAGACTTTCTTCGATGGCTTGGCGGCCGAGGCGTTGATTGATTGGTATGAAGCGACGGGCGATCTTCGGGTACCTGCGGCGATTAAAAGAATGCTCGATTGGCACTGGTTTGAAGGCTGGAACGGAAAGCAGCTTGTCTATAATCCGGATCCGTTGGGGGCAACTTGTGAAAATTCATGCGGTAAATACGCGTCGGAATTGATCGCGTTGAGTATGCCGGCGTTTGGTTGGTACTCGAGACTGACCGGTGATGCGACATATCGCGAACGCGGAGACGTGATGTGGTCACACATGCACGATACAGACATCGCGTATACCGGAAAGATTTTTTCCCAGAACTACCGATGGACTTTCGCCTATTTGTCTTGGCGAAATAACTAAAACGTGCGGCTGTATGGCGCTGACGGTCGACCGATACGTCGGGCCGTCGGTTTTCTTCGCGACTACGTAGCGTACGACGGGCCGGCGAATGATGCCGAGACGGCCGACGCGATCGCGGCGGTAACAGAGATTGAAGTCGAACAGCATGAAGCGATCGAACAAATGCATAGGTTAGAGAATTGGCAGCGGTAAAAGCGAATCGGGCGATAGGATACGTTCGCGTTTCTACCGAGGAACAGGCGCGTGAAGGCGTTTCACTTGGCGCGCAAGTCGAGCGGGTAAAAGCCTACTGCGTGCTGCAGGGTCTCGAGCTGGTCGACGTGATCTCTGAGGAAGGTGTGTCGGCGAGTAAAGCTCTGGCGTCTCGGCCTGGCGGCGCTCGTTTGATCTCTGCACTACCGACAAAGCGTGTCGGGCATGTCGTCGCGTTGAAACTCGATCGACTGTTTCGCGATGCGGCCGACGCACTGACGCAAACGAAAGTATGGGACGCGGCCGGCGTCGCGCTGCACTTGATCGACATGGGCGGGGCGACGGTCAACACTGCCTCGGCAATGGGGCGGTTTTTCTTGTCGATGCTGGCCGGCTTTGCCGAGCTCGAGCGGAATTTGATCGCCGAGCGGACATCGACGGCGCTGCAGTTTAAGAAAAGTCGCCGGCAAGTTTACGGGCCTATTCCTTTCGGCTATACGCGGGACGGCGACACGCTGACAAGCTCGCTCGCCGAGCAAGAGATCGTAATGAGAATCCAGATCGGGCGGGCCGAGGGTAAAAGTCTCCGCACGATCGCAGCCGAGCTAAACGCGGCCGGCATCGTGCCGAAACGGGGCGGCCGTCGTTGGTATGCGTCGACGGTGGCCTCGGTCTCCGGAAATTCGATCCATGGCGCCGCGGCGTAACGCGATTGTATACGCGTTTCTACCTTGACAACGTAGTCGATAAGCGCTGTACAGAACTGTTTTCGGGCGGGGTGTACAGAAACGGACGGTAGTGTACGGGTTGGGTTGTGTACGCCGAATTTTTGCTAATAGCACGCGTCGTTCCGCAACCTAGAATCAGCGAGTTAACAGCGGTTTTTGGGTGCAAAGTGTCGCTATCGTGAACACTCGAATGATAAGACGGTCTATTTTTCTGGCCTGCTGTGCGCTCTGGCCACTGACGATCCGGGGCCAAAACAAAGCGGCGGCGGCAACTCCGCGGGCCGTTCGCGATGTCTTTCAACCGGTGTGTGCTGCGGCCGGATTCGCGGTTACGCTTCGGCTGGCGCCGGTGTCGGGCACTCTGGTCACGGTATACGTCAACGGATTGCTTTACCTCGAGGGCGGCGGCGGCTTGTGGGATCCGGGCGACTACTCGGTAGTGGGCCGGATGGTGACTTTCAAGAATAAACTCGGCGATCGTCCGTTGATCCAGTGTTTCTATACTGCGAGCTGAGAAGTTGGCTTTAGCTGTTCGCGCTTGCGAGTGCGGCGAGTGCCGACGTTGTCGGCGGCGTGATTACATGCGGGCGAAACGGGCGGCCGAGCGGTTGTATCGGCTGGATGTCGCCAAGTACGGCGAGCTATACGGGATTACGCGGGGCCTTCAGACAATCCCATGTATGACGGCGATTTTCTGCGATTGGCTGGAAGCCGATCAAGCGCTCGAATATGGCGAACTAAGCGAGATAAGGCGAGCGGTGGATCGCTGCTATCGGGCGATGTTCGGCAAACGATCGGCATAAATGCGCCAGAAACTTTCGAAGCTGCGAGCGATTGATGCGCTCGAGATTATCAAACATACCGAGGCGGAAGGCGGCATTTTTCGCCCGAAAGCGTACTTGTGTCCCGCGGGAATTTGGTCGATTGGATGGGGCCACACGCGCGACGTGAAAGAGTCGGACGTCTGCACGGTGCAACAGGCTGAAGCGTGGCTGCGTGAGGACACCGTAGACGCCGAGCTCGCCGTAAAGCGGCGTGTAAAGTCTGCTCTCTATCAGTTCGAATTCGATGCGTTGGTGTCGTTCGTTTTCAACATTCGGCGCGATCGCTGGAATGAGACACATTGCACGCTGTTACGCATGGTGAATTGTGGCGACTATGCCGGCGCGGCGCGGCAATTTCAGTTCTGGCGGAATGGCGAAGTGAATGGAAAGCTCGAGATACTGCCGGGCCTGGTCAAGAGACGAAGGGCCGAGGCGGCGCTCTTTTGCGGCCGGCCGATCGCCGAGGCTCTAAAGTACATTGGCGAGCGCAGCTAGTCGGGCTTGTCGCCGGTGCGGCAAAACGATTCGACCGAATGAGAAGTGCTTGAGGTGTCCGGAGCCCGCGGCGCGGCCGGCCGATCGCAATCGCGGCTCGGCTGCTGCTCGTGGGTATGGGCGTAAATGGCGGGCTGCTCGGCTGGGATTTCTTCGCGAGCATCCTCTCTGTGTGGATCCGTACGGCGATCACGGCGCGCGTGTCGTTACTGCCGACGTCGTCGATCATCGACGTCCGCATCGCGGAGACTGGTCTCTCTTCTGGGACTCGGGCAACTGGCAAAGCTTATGCTTTCGCTGTCACTCCGTTAAGACTGCCTCGGAAGATGGCGGCTTTGGTAACGCGACGCGGAGGATATGAACTATGAGGAATTGGCGTTGTAAGTGGTGTATGAGGCGGCCGGCCGATCATGTCGAGACGACGGCGTCGCCTTTGGCCTGCGTTAGAGCGGGCATAGCTATGAGCCTTCGGAGTTCTTACGACTGGCGGCTCGGCCGGTGGAAGATGGCGGGCTGTCTCCTCGAGCGGGCGCGGCCGTCGATCGGTCGCCGGTCCTTCAGCGTGACTGATCCGTCGGCGGTGCCGATCCGAAAAAGTTGGATCGATCGGATGGTACCCGAGGGGGAGGGGGGTCTACTTTCTGGCCGACAAGTCGCGGAGACCGAGCGGAGCATGGAACTTTAGCGCGTACAGGTTTTGCGTTTTTTTGTGACGCGGGCTGAGCCTCACTCAACGGTTCGTTTTTTTCCTATTGCATTTCCTGGCGACTCGTGTAGATTCAGTATGCCTTTACTCCTTGCGTTTGTTTTCGTCCTGCTGGTTGCCTACAAAAATCGTCCTTTGACTTGGGATAGCGGAGCAAATTTACTGATCTCTGTAATGTTGGGCCTTGCGCTCGGCTTTGGTTTTGCGGTGGTGTCCTAATGCGGCGGTACCGGGTGAGCGTGGTTTATACGCTACTGCTGCTGTTGCAAACGGGCGCATTACTGAGAGTTGGCCAATGATGGAAACGGTTTTCAAGCGTCCGCGGTCGACGGCAAAGCGGGACATACGACGCGCGATCGCGGTGACGTCCGCGGCCGAGGTAATCGGCGAGATTACTCCCGGGTGCGAGATTTTCGGCCTATCAAAGGGACAATTTTCTCTGGTCGATATCATGCGGCATTGCCTCGCGACGTCGGGGCCGGCTGATGTTTTGGTCTCGACCTGGACGGCGGCTAACGCCGATCTCGGTTTCGCTTACGAGCTGCTGCGAAACGGGTCGATCCGTTCGATGCGGTTTATCGTCGATTTCTCTTTTCCAACTCGGCAACCGGAATATGCCGCGGCTTTGCGTGAGCGGTTTGGGGACGGCGCGCTGCGCGTGACCAAGACACACGCAAAGTTTGTTGTCATCCGTAACGAGGCTTGGTCGCTCGTGATTCGAAGCTCGATGAATCTGAACGAGAATCGCCGGCTCGAGTCGTTCGAGATTTCTGACTGTGCGTCTATGGCCGACTGGCTCGAGGAAGTCGTTGATAATCTTTTCGACCTACAGAAAGACGGCGAAGGGTTTACAAACAAGCCTTACGACAACTGCCTGCAGTTCGAAGGGTTTCTCGAGACGGGCGGGGCTGAGACGCTGGGCAAGTCGACCGACACGGCGAAGTATTTCAACGATGGGAAGTATCAAAACGATTTGCGGCGGGCTGGTGTGACGCGTGGCTAAGGCTGTGACTCTGCCGGCTGCGCCGTTGTGGATGGATCCGGCCGCGGTCGAGGAGTGGTCTCGATCGCTGGGCGCGATCAAATCGCGCGACGTGGCCTCGATCAATTTGTCGGAATTCGAAATCTACTGTATCGCGTTTTCGCGTTGGCTCGACGCTGAGAAGAAAATCAAGGCCGAGGGGACCGAGATTCATATCCGAGACGATAAGGGCGTCATTAAAAACGTTCTGCCGTCTCCACAAATCGGGATCTCGCAGAAAGCGTACGACCAAATGGCGAAGGCGCGAAAAGCTTCGGGGCTCGAACGGGCTCGAGAGTTGGCCGCGGATTAAATGGGTTTACGGGGGCCTCTTCAGTCTAAAGATTCGGTTCGCGGGATGCGTGAGGCCGGCCGGTCGACGGTGTCGGTTATTCCTGCGGTGCTTCCGGATCCGCCGAGCTGGCTAAACGCCGAGGAGAAAAAAGTCTTTCGCTCTCTGGTGGATGACGCGGCGGTCGGCGGGCATGTCCAGCGGGTCGACGCTATCGTTTTCGCCAATATCGCGCGGCTTCAGAACGCTATGCAGCGGGAACGGCATGCGAACACGTACGCGCGACTGATGCGGACGCTTTTACCGTGGTTGATGGCTGCCGGCTTTACCGCGGTGGGTCGGGCTCGGCTGGGCCTGGCGCCGCCGGAGAAAAAAAAGAGCGTGACATCACAGCTTTTGGAGATGTCGAGGCGGCCGGCTGCGTGAAATGGACGGGCTCTATTTCGACTTGTCCGTAGTGGATCGGGCGCGGCTGTTTGCGAACCAAGTTTTACTAACGGCTTGCACGAAGTCGGGGGAACCTGAGCCTCTCGAGCTGCTGCCGCATAGTTTGAAGCTGGTCGCGAATCTGCTCGGCTGGAAACGGCCAAACGGCGCGCGGTTGTACCGAAAGGCGTACTGGTCGGTCGCGAGAAAGAACGCAAAAACGCAAACGCTCGCTTTTCTGGCGCTTTGCATGATGTTCCTCGATCCTGAGCCGGAACAGAGAATCTACATCGCGGCGAAGGAAAGAGAACAGGCCGGGCTGTGTTTTGAGGCGGCGTTGTCGATGATCCGGACAAACCCGGATCTTGAGGAGCTGATTCAGGCGACTCCATCGACAAAAACACTCGTACGGCGTGACACGGGCGCGCGTTTGAAGGCTTTGAGCTCTGAGGGCCGGTCGAAACACGGCTTGAATCCGTCGATGGTGATCTTCGACGAGTTGCACGCGTGGGGCGCGGCGGAACAGGAGCTATACGACGCGTTGACAACTGGATCGGCGGCGCGGCGTGAGCCTCTGTTCGTCTTCATTACGACGGCCGGCACGGATGAGAACTCGCTCTGCTACCGAGAGTATGATTACGCGCTGCGCGTGCTGAACGGGTCGCATGTGGACGCGACGTATCTTCCGCTGATTTGGGAGCTCGACAAAGAGGCCGACTGGACGGATGAGAACCTCTGGCATCTTGCTAACCCGGCGTTGCATTCAATCGTGCGAATTGAGGAATTGCGGGCCGCTGCGCAAAAGGCGATCGCGTTACCTGCCGAGCAAAACACGTTTCGCCGGCTTCATCTGAATCAATGGGTAAATTCGGTGGAACAGTGGATCTCGTTGCATGAGTGGGATGGTTGCGCGGGTGAGTTTGAGGTCGATGCGTGCCGGCCGGCGGCTTAGACCTAAAGAAAATCACAGCATACGGCGGGCTCGATCTGGCGGCGACGCGTGATCTCACGGCCTTTGTGCTGGTTTGGCCGGTCGACGATCTGGTCTATGTGCATCCTTGGTTCTGGCTGCCGGAAGAGGGTCTGTCGGAGCGATCGCGGCGCGATAACGTGCGCTATGACCTATGGGTCGATGAGGGCCTAATCGAGCTGACGCCTGGCGCGGTGACCGATTGGCGGTTTGTTGCCGATCGGGTGCTCACGATCTCGAGTCGCTATGAGATTGGCGAGATAGGCTTCGACGCTTACGGAGCTCGAGACACGGTCTCGGATCTGACCGAGGGCGGTCTGACAGTGGTTGACGTTCGGCAAGGGGCGCTAACGCTCAATGCGCCTTGTCGCCGGCTTGAGGGGCTTGTCCTGTCTCGGCGGCTGCGCCATAACGGCCACAAGGTTCTTCGCTGGAATATCGATTGCTGTACCGTGTCGGCCGATGCGAACGCGAATATACGGCCGGTGAAGCCTGACCGTCTCAAGAGCTCCAAACGTATCGACGGCGTTGTCGCTCTGCTGATGGCTCTCTGGCGCTCGATGTGTGCCGAGGAGCAAACCATTTCATATACGGGCCTCCGGTCTGTCGGATAAACGAAAATGTTTCCTGCTATTGCTGAAGCGTGGCGCGACTGGCGCGGCGACCGAAAGACAATTCAAGGCCTCGGCCTGAAAGAAGCGCTCTCCTTTGACGCGGTGAACGTGTCGGAACTCGCGCGAAATGGCTTCCCGAAACTGTACGACTTAATGGGCGGCGGGGTTCCGGCATGGTCCGGTGAGTCTGTCTCGGTCTCGACTGCGCTGAATCACTCGGTTGTATGGGCGTGTTACCGCATCATTGCCGAGACTACGGCCTGTATGCCGCTGTCGATCCTTCAGAAGCGGGACGGCTCGCGGCGCGTCGCTGCTGAGCTGCCGGCGCATAGGCTACTGCATGATGAGCCAAACGAGCAAATGTCGGATCTCGAGTTTCGAGAAGGGATCACGGGCCATACTTTGCTGCGCGGGAACGGTTACGGCCGCATTCTGCGACGGCCGGCGACGGGGGAAGCGGTTGCAATTTACCCTGCAGGACCGCGGGAGATTACCCCGGACAAAGACGGGTCGAATCGACTCGTTTACATCGACAAAGAAGGCAACTCGGCGGAAAAGACGCATGTGGTCGAAATGGGCAAGCCGCATTCCATTTTGCATGTCCGCGGGCTTGGGTTTAGCGGTCTCGAGGGGCTCTCGGTCGTTGGCGCGGCGCGCCAGTCGATCGGATCCGCGCTCGCTGCCGAGAAGTATGTCGGCACGTTCTACGGCAACGGCGGCCGGCTGCCGTACGTTCTGAAGCTCGAGAAAAACTTCCGAAACGATCAAGAGTTTGAAAAGTTCCGTGTCGATTGGGAAGCGGTGTACAGGACGCCTAACCGGGCTCCGATCACGCTTCCCGGCATGGAATATCAGCCTATCGGCGTGACTGCCGAGGATGCTCAATTTCTCGAGACGCGGCAATTTTCGATTGCTGAGGTCTGCCGGTGGTTCCGGATCTCTCCGCACTTGGTCGGCGATCTGTCGAAAGCTTCCTACAACTCGATTGAGCAATTGGCGATTGAGTTCGTGACGATGACGCTCATGGCGTGGCTTTTGCGGTGGGAAAAAGCGGTTAATCGCTGCGTTCTGTCTCCGGACGAAAAAGAGAAGGGCTTTTACGCCAAGCATAACGTCGCGGCGTTGCTGCGTGGCGATTTCATGTCACGCATGAAGGGCTACTCGATCGCTCTTCAGAACGGCTTAAAAAACATCGACGAATGTCGAGAACTCGAGGATGAAAACCCGCTTGAGGGTAAGGCCGGCAAGGCTCATCACATCCAACTGAACATGCAGACTATACCCGGCACGGGTGAGCCTACGGCCGCCGAGGCCTCGGCGCTCGCTCGCGGGACTTCGAAGGGCACAAATGCTAACAAAATCACTAAAGCTGCGGCTTAAAGAACTCGACGAGTCGGGTAAGTTTATCGGGCTGTCTTCTGTCTACGGTAATCGGGACTATGGCGGCGACGTGATGGTCAAGGGAGCGTTTACGAAAACGCTCAAGGATTCGGGCGGAAAGTTCCCGTTACTGTACGGCCACAAGATCAATGTAGGTGTGTCCTATTGCGAGGATACCGACGAAGGGCTTCAGACGACGGGCTTTCTGAATCTCGAGAAACAAGTCGGGAAGGATTTGCTTTCGGACATGCGTTTTTACAAAGAGCACGGGCTCGAGTTCGGCATGTCGATCGGGTACCTGCCGGTGTCGGGCAAGGTTGAGCAAAAGGCCGACGGTCGATACCTCAAAGAGGTACAGCTCTTTGAGAACACTCTAACCGAGATGCCCATGAATACGCGAGCGCGTGTACAGGAGTTGAAAGAGCTCGTTCTCTCGCATAAGGCCGATTTCACGACGGAACTCGAGGTAATCGAGACCTATGCAAAGCGCTATCAAATGATGAGTGCGCTCGAGACTGCGCTCTATACGATCACCTGGGCAAGCGATCTCACGGTCGAGCAAAAAATGTCTCAGCTCGACGAAACGCTCTCGCAGTTTGTTCAGGCGTATCTCGGGCATATGCCGAAATTCTTCGCTCTGACGGAGTCCCCGTATAAAGACGCGGTCTCGGCGATCGAGACGAAGGAAGCCCGCGAAATTTTCAACGGTTCGCGGATTACCGCGGCCGAAAATAGTCTTCGCTCACTGATTACCTCAGCCGAGCATAAGGACGCCGAGCCGATTGCTCACTCGGGCGTGCTGGCGGGTGTTGATAGGGTTCTCGCCACCATAAAGAGCTTGGCGGTCTAGCCGGCCGTTCGCTCGTTCCTCTGTCATTTCCGTTTTCAAACAATTTCATACGTAAGAGGTGTGTCCGTGGAAGGAATCGAAGTAAAGCTCGGCGAGATTGAGTCGGGCATTAAGAGCTTGGCCGCAAAGTCGGCCGAGGAAGTTAAGAGTCTAGGGTCTACTCAGACCGAGACTAAAGAAGCGCTCGCGAAGTTGCAAAAGAACTTTGACGAGATGGTCATCAAGATGAATCGGCCGGGCGCCGGGTCCGAAGAGAAAGGCCTCGGGGTTGAGCTGAAGGAAAACGAGTCGATCGCTCGCTTGATGCATGACGGCCGCGGCCGTGCGTCGATCACGATCAAGGGCGGTTTGCTCGGTCTCGAGCGCAAGACCACGATCACGAGTACCTCGATCTCAACGTCGGGCAATGACTCGATGACATCGGGTGTCCTGGGAATCGATCGTACTGCCGGGATTGTCGGCGCGGCGCGTCGTCGGGTGTTCCTGCGCGACTTGCTGACGTCTATTCCGACGTCGCTTCCGTCGATCGACTACGTGAAGGTCGAGACCGATGTAGCGGACGGCGCGGTGCAGAGTCCGGAAGGCAACACGCTTTCCGAGAACGCTCTCAGCTTCACCACTGCAACCGCATCGGTTCGCACTCTCGGTACCTGGATGCCGGCAACCTGCCAGATTTTGGAGGACTTCGCCGGTCTCGAGGGGTTCATCGGTTCTTCGCTCCGTTACGCGGTTCGTAAAGAAGAAGAAGACCAGATGCTCTCGGGCGACAATCTCGGTCAGAATCTGAATGGTCTGATCACTCAGGCGACGGCCTTCAATACCGGTCTGTTGACCGCGTCCGATGGTTGGGAATATGCCGACATGATCGGCCGCGCATTGCAGCAAATCGAAGTCGCGGACGAAACAGGCGCGGGCTTCGTGGCGTTGCATCCGTCGATTTGGTGGTCTATCCGTCTGCAGAAGAATTCTCAGGGTGATTACATCTATGGGAATCCGGCGCAAGGCGATGGCAACTTTAGCCTGTTCGGGCTGACTCCAATCCGGACGAACGCGGTAAGCGCGACGCAGTGGCTTGTTGGTTCGGCTTCTCCGACTTCTGCGGTCATTCGCGACCGCGGCGAGCTGACGGTCGAAATCTCCACCGAGGACGGCGACAACTTCAAAAAGGGGTTGGTGTCCGTTCGTGCAATGGAGCGGCTCGCTCTGGTGTGCTTCCGGCCTGCCTCGTACATCAAAGGCACGTTTACGCAATCTCCGGCATAGTCCGGGGCTTTTCCTTGTGGGGGCGGCTCGCTTTGTGAGTCGCCTCTTCTTTTCGGTTCTTTTTTCCTCTCTTATGGTCCGCTTGGTTGCTCTCCACGATCTGTACAACAGAAATGAATACGGGCGCGTTGCTTGTGGGGCCGAGTTCTCGGTCCGGGCGTCGATCGCGCGGCAATTGATTCAACAGGGCTCGGCGCGTGCTGCGTACGAAACGAAAGTGATAACGCCGATCGCGTCGGGGGTGTCGGCCGAGTCGGCCGG